GCCTAACCTCATAGTTTCATTATATTATCTACGGAGGTATAATGCTACCGTTCAATATATTTTCTACGGAGGTATATTGCTGGAGTTATTTTAATATTTATATTTATTTACTGTTATATTATTTTCCTTTAATGGAGAAGAAATTATGTGTACAACTTTAAAAGAAATGATAGAACCAACAGCAAATCAACAAAACGAGCAAGATTCTCGTGCTAAAGAAATAGATCAGGGTACTCTACCTTTATCTATGCAAAATGTCATATTAGGTTTACCTTATAAGCCTGGTATGCAATTTGATGATAGATCATCTGTCAAAGCAACACCTTGGACCTATGATCAATTAGTATCTCAAAAACAACTTATCAATTTAATAACTATAACGCCTACTGATAAAGCTCAAGAATTAAAATTTATTTTGCCAAATTCATGGGCTCTAATTAAAAAGATGCATTTTAGAAATTTATCTGATTTATTTTATCTTAAATCTTGGAAATGGCATTTGACTTTTGAATTTAGATCTAATTTCCAGCAAGTAGGAATGTTGGCATTATCATATGTCAATTTACCTGCGGATGCTTATCCATATATAACTGGGAATGGTCTCTCTTCTCCAGGTGAAGATTATTTTACATCTGATAACGGCAATTATGGAACTCCCAAGAGTCCCAAAAGAACCAAATTAGATTCACTATTTTCTATTTATCAATTGCCTCATCGTTTGATATTCTTGGGTGAGGATAACGACCTAGAATGCTCCTTTAATTGGCTTTCTCCTTTTAAATCAACTTTTGAAGGCTATGATCATGGAACTCAATATACATTTAAGAAAAATGATTCACAATATGATATGGGACAAATACGGCTTCATGTGGCAGTTCCTATGACTGTTTCTAGCGGTGTCACACCTCAGATGACTGTGCGTATCTATTCTCATTTAACAGACGTTGAATATTCTGGCTATATTCCAACTGACAAAATTCTATGAATTTTGTAAAAGCTCAATCAACTTCTAATGCAATTGGTCCTACAACCCAATGGACTAACAATCCAGTTTACCAATCTCCTGAAGTGGCTGGAGTTTCTTGGTATGATCAAGCAACTCATTGGGACCCTGCTAGTGAGAATATTCAATCGATCGCATCATTTACTACTGACAATCCTACTCCATATTGGACATCTCGTGATGCAACTCAACAAGGACTTACAGATCTCATCAACTCCCCGATTAAAACGAATACGCAAGGCCTTGGATATTCCCCTGCCACGATCTCGGCGGCGGAAGCCCCTGTTACCTCTTCACTCAACCCCGCAATTACTACAGAATTGGCTGCCAGCACTTCAAGACAAGGAGCATTGCAGGCTTCTGAATCATTAGCTTCTGGTGCAGATATAACATCTAAAGCCGTACAGGGTGTAGAAGGAATGTTTTCTTTCTTGCCTGGGGGTACTGCTTTGTTACTTAATTCAATGGCTGGTGACGCTACAGCGGCTGGTATTGGAGCAGTCAATAACACTAAAGTTGCTACTGATTATAAGTCAAATATGCTCCAAACCGGATCACAATCTGGTTTTCAAGCTCAATTAATACGCGATATGGAACAAACTCGCGCAAATAATATCATGTCTGGAGCTCGCATTGGAGGTGTTTTAGGACCCTTGGGTGCATGGTTTGGATCCTTGATAGCTGACGCTATACAAAATTCCACTCCTCGCGATACTTATAACGATTATAAAACAGGTTATTCATTTGATGGGAAATTTAACCCTCAAGACACTGCCGCAGTTAATTCAGGAACTACATCTGATTTATCTGGACAAACAAATATGATAGAAAATGTCTGAAATTACATCTGAATCACAATTACATAATCCGCCTCGACAGATTGGAGTCCCGAATATTCCTATACCCCAAACTAATCTTGGCTTTTTAGAACATACTGGAATACCTTTTGAACCTATTGAAAATATAACTGATGTTCCTCCATCATATGATTGGATGGCTACTCAATGGAAATATCATGACCAATTTCAGGTTTCTGCAGTAGGTGATAAAAGTGCTCCCGGTAGTATTCTGTATCAAACAAAAGTTATACAAAACTCCCGTCCTAATGAAGGCCAACAAGTACCAAATTGGTTTAATGTTCCTTTTGGATATTCTGTATGGTGGACTGGTGCTGTCTCTTATCGATTTACCATAGTTAAACCACCCCGTGTTACTGGAAAAATTTTAGTTCGCTTTGCACAGGATGCCTTTGGCCATGATCAAAACGACCCTGTTGAAATACAAAAGGGAATTGATAGAGACGTTTTACATAGATCAATTTTGAAAGAATGGGATTTGTCACAATCTAATCAATTTGAGTTTGATCTTACAGGATCATTACCTATTCGTGCAAGACCTACAAAATTACCCTATTTGAAAGCTCCTGGAGGATCAGAAGGAGATAAGCCAGATAAGGAAGTCTCCTATGGAAATGCCCCTAATTATACACCGTGGATTGAAACGGAGATGGGACGAATTGTCTTAACAATGGCACAATATTTAGTTCCGGGAAGTATCTTTCCGGATACATATACAGTTTTAGTAGAAAAATCTTTTAAAAATATTCAATTTTATACACCAACTGATGCCTCTTCACAATATAGGCTAATAATTGCAAATAACGATTTACAAAAATAATGGATAACGAAGAACCACAAACTACACCAATTGCGAATTTAGAGATTGCTCACGAAGGTCATAAACTTCCTGAGCAATCAAAAATTCCCTTATGTCCTATACCTAGACCTACCCAAATTAGCGATATTATACAACAATGGCAACCAATGGGAATACGAGTTACTTTAAATTTACCATTTACTGGAAACGATCAAGATTATCTTTTCGTTATTCGTAATGGGCCATTTATCCCACGACTCGATTATTGGTATACAGATTTTGCAAATTTTGATGGACAAACTGGAGACTCAAATATATGTGATTTTGCTTATAACAATATGATTAATGTTCGACAAGGAACAAGACAATTTCAATATCAAGATCCTAAAAAGAATCCAGTTTATATTACTCATTATGATTATCCTCCTCCCCTTTCTTCACTAGCTACAATGTTTCGTAAGTGGCGTGGAACCATGCACTATCGTGTACGAATGGTGGCTGGTTTTACAACACAAGGATATATATTTTCTTCATTACAACGTAATATTCGAGATTCTATCACTTGTCGTAATAGATTTTGGACTACGCCCCAGTTTAAAACTGAGGATGCTTCATATAAATCAGCAATGTTAAATTCTTATGTTATGGGAGATACTGCTATGTTTAGACATTTTGAAGTACAAGTTCCTTTTGAATATCCCGTTCCTTATTATGATCAATTTAATTGGATTGCCAACAGAACGCGCCCTGCACAGTATTTTAAAACATATTTACAAAAAGCTGATCCTCCTATTGATTTTCCAAATTATCCTATAGATAGGGTTGATCGTATAGCCTGTAATTTTAATGAACCTCATGGAGATAACTACATTGTTTTTGGTTTACGGGGAAAGTTGGAATCTTCAGTACAAAATTCCCAAATTTCATTTGAATTGGAATATAGAGCTGGTGATGATTTTCAATTTTCTGATCCTTTTCTCCCTATGTATGATCATTTCATGTTGGCTCGTGGAGATGCAAAGGGTTATTATGGTCAAACAGTTCCATCTTCAGATTATAAATCCAATGGTATAACTCAACCATGGAAAGCATCTACTACTCAATCAGCATCAATAGTTAGGCAAATAACAACTACTACTACAACTACTACACAGAAACCTCAAAATGTAGAAGAAAGTAATTTTGAAGAGGGAGATTGGGTTTGGAATGAAACCCAGAAGAAGTATGTTCGAAAGAAGAAACACACTTCTGCAAGACGAATTCGCTCGATAACGGATAATGATTCTGATTCTGGTGAGGATACTGTTGATGAAACTCAGCAACGTCCTCTTAGGAAAAGTTTGCGCAATTTACTCATCTCCCAATAGGTTTGAGATGGATAGGAGTTATAGTGAAGGGTGATGATATTGTTTGACGATATCCCCAATATAGACGTGAAACTCTTGAGGGCCGTTACCATGTAGCTAAAAGCTTCGAGCCGATAAGATTTATCAACGCATTACCTGAGCATTTATAATGAATTAGCGCTAATGCTTGAATACATTGTTGACCTAGACATGTCTTAGGGTGCGCTGTATTTAAGGCATATGTGAGTCTCGGTGGATATCACATTCTAGCCCCAAGTTAACCTGGAATTCATTACTGTCTGTGTCGGAGCAGTGGTAATGTCGGCGGACTAATTTACATGAACATGAACTCTCAAATATACAAACCCACAACAACAAAAATCCAAGCTGGTGAAAGAAACACCGCAACTAGTCGTAAGTATTCATTAGTTAATAAAATAAGGCGTGAGTTAACTCGTGCTATTCATAAGGGTGATTGGATTCATTTGACCCCCAAACCACTCTTAGAACTTTTTCGCATGTACGTGGAGAATTCTAAACTTATTGTTAGGGGTTCTCCTGTTCCTGAATTCAATTATGCTATCCCAGATGTTCTTTCACTTTTACGTAATATTGAAATTGATATCAAAGAACCCTGTAATGCCAAGCGTCTCAGAGATTCCCCTCTATTTTCGATGCCTCTTATTCCGATTAGTCCTATGGCTGAGCTTAATTGTCCTGAATTGGATTATCCCTTTGCTCGTGTTGTTGGCGATCAGAAGATATTTCTGGATAAATTCAATGAGCATCATGAAAGATTTATTTCGACTCAAAAATACGATTATGATGGCCATTTTTCATTTGACGTTTTTTCAACTTACATGTACTTACACTATTTATCACTGGAATTTCTACGCACTCGATCTATACATAAGCTTGCTGCATTCCTCTTTGAAGAATTACAGAATTACAATTATCGTCTCCTCGATTCATTCGGAATCTTTATATTCATTGTACACCTCAAGGTACGTGGTGTCTCTAATCCAACAACTCTTAAAAGATACACAGGATGGAGAGATGCTTGGTTCTGTCGAACTCTGGAGGAGCGTCAGGCTATACTGGACGCATTTTATAAAGGTCGTGATACGAATGAGGTACGAGCCTTTCAACAATCACATATGATGGAGATGATCGAATTTTATTCTATTCTTCGTCATGAAGCTCGACTTGTTAGATATTCATATCGAATTGCTCAAAATTACTTTGATCCTGAATTTGTTTATTTGTCATCGTGGAAATCAGGAGTCTACGATTGTATGTCATCTGTGGAGAAATATCGCGATCTTTCAAACCTACCTATTAATCACTTATTATTTGGAGACCCAACTATGTTTAAAACGTTATTTAATCCAACTGGTGCAGTCCAAGATTCAGTTTCAGCCGGAATTAAAGAGGCTGTACAAGAAATTCTGACAGATCCAAAAGTGAAAGCTGATTTATCAACCACTATTACTGATTCGTTGAAACCTACAGTTGACTCAATTCGTTCGACTGCTGATACCTTCTCTGATAGAACTTTAGACAATATTAAAAATACTGTCATGCCTATTGCTGATCAAATGTTTGGTTTCTTTTCATCTATGAATGGTATGACTGATTTTCTTAGATCGATCTTATCACAAATAACGCAAGTTTTTCCTACCGATTTGTTTGGTGAGAAAATCCCTATTAATCTTGAAATTAAGACAATTATTGAACTTATTAAATATTATATTCTTTATACACATGTGGATAACACTTTAATTAAAACAACATTGATAGCTTTGATGTTACGTCAGATCGGTCTTCTTCCCTATATTCTAAAATGGGGTAAGCAGATATTTCAATGGACTTTTGCTAATCAGTCTGATTTATTACAGAACTCTGAAACTGCTATTGCTGAACCAACTAGTGGTGATTGGCTCACATCAATCATTAATCTTATTATGGACTTCAAGAATGAAATAGGAATTTGTACAATTTTTACAACATTGCTAGCTTTTATTTACAATCATGTTAAGACTGAGGGCAAAGCAAAGTCTGTTGGATTACGATTTAACGAATTTTCTACAATTGCTGGCATCGTTACCGGAGTCATGAAGAATTTCCATTGGATTGGTTCAGGATTGTTTGGTCTTGATCGCATTTTCAAATATGCGATGATAGTTTCTCAATCAGTTACTAAATGGGTTCGAGAGCGTGTGTATAAGATCACTGACAAGACACGTGAGCAAGAAATGTTGGTTGCAAAATGGATTGTTATGGTTCGATATTTTTCGACCGATGCTGGTAGATCAGTTATTCGTATTTCTAAGCCAGCAAAAGAACGGGCGTCTCGACTTTATGCCGAGGGACTCGCATTTTTATCATCTTATGCTAAAGATAACACTATACTTACTAAAGAGACTTATAGTCAAATTCACCGAATGTGGAAGGATGTTACTACTATTTCAAACTATATTACTCGCATTAATTCCACATCTAAATTTACTCCTGCTATGTTTCACGTTCAATTTGTTGGTGAGCCTGGTATTGGTAAATCAACACTTACAGAACAATTTATTAAACATTTGTCAAAGAAAATATACCCCGAGGACAAACAAGTTACTCATTGGACATATAATCCAAATGTGGAACATTTTGATGGATATAATGAAGATGATGTTATTATTATTGACGATCTCTTTCGTTATAATGAACCCAAGCATTTGTCGCTTCTTATTGGACTTATTACTAACACTCCAGTTCCACTTCCAATGGCTCATCTCGAGGATAAGGGAGCACATCTTAATTCTGATATTTTGATTTCATCCACAAATGTTCCATATCCCATTGGTAAAGATATTTTCTGTATGGAAGCGGTTCACCGTAGGCGTCATATCTTATCTGAAGTCAAAATTGATTCACGTGTCAAAGGCAATAAAGGGCAATTTGATATTGATCTATTCCGTAAATATTATCCCAATCAGAATCCATATGATTTCCCTCATCTTAAATTTAGCCTTATGCGTCCTGTTCGCTATAATGGAGAACAATTATATGAAACTACTAACGAAGGAGAAATGCGCGTTAAGCATGATCTCATTAAGAGACTCAAGAAAGCTAATGATTGCCTCAAATTCGAAGAAGATTTTTATTTTGGACCTGATGCTAGACCAGGACCAGGAATGACTGTTCCATGCACCGATTGGTCTTTCTCAACCTTTTTGGAAAATGTTGCTATACAATATAAAACATTACGATCTGGAGAAAACAAGCTTACTGTTAAGGATAAGTATTCGCATATATCTGCTTGTTTTGATGACATTGATGCTCTTTTCTGCCCTGCTTCTCATTTGCCTTCGGAGATGGATGTCTCTGCTACACACCGACTTATTACTGATCAATATCTTGATATGTCTTATGAATATGGTATTGATGATCCCTTGGGAGAGCGTATTTATCATAATACTTTAACACCTGAACAAGAGCTTGAAGTTGTTGATTTTGATCAATTAGTATCAAGCATTGTTGATGAGGCTGATGCAGAACCCACTAGTGATGATGACAAAATAAAAACACCTATATCATATATACATATGATTAATGAACACATGAAGATGAAACCATCTTCCTCTGATCTAACTGAAAGATTCGATGATCTAATACATAAACTCTTCCATGTTGATGATATCTATGAACTTGGAGACAAAGACTTATTATTTATTAAGCAGCTGGAACGAGAAGTCGAGTTTGAAAAAGAACGAGCATTCATTACCGACCGTGAATCCACTCGTAGAAAGCGAATCTTAAGTAAAGTCAATAGAAAAGTACAAGACCCTGCTTTAAAGAACATGTTGACCATTGACCAAGAGGATGGCTACATGTATGTTCCCATTGACAGTCATTTTACTGAGTGGGATAACATTGTTGATTCAAGAACATTCCCAGGTGAGAATTTCCAAAGAGCATCTTCATCATTACATCATTTTTCCATAATGTTACAGAAGTATGTAGAGGCTGATATGTTGTCTCAAGCATACAAAGATTCTTTAGTTGAATTTATATCCAAATTATATGATTCTCCCCGTTTTATTTTCCCAAATAATTCCATATTCAACCCATCAAAAACGAAGCATCTTGATGGTCATATCCCCCTTGAATTTTTACGTCGTGCTGTTTATCGTAAGAATAGATGGTATATCGATATTACTGATTTGGCTTATAAAACCAATTTTTGTGCTGAAGTGGAGGCTAATGGGGAGAAATATAATATCCCTGTTGATGTTGCATTTTTCTTATCTTTAACCTCTGCTTATTCATTTATATGCAATAGTTTTTCTCTAATGACCTCCTCACAACAAGAGTATGCTGTATCTGAGTCACAATGGCAATATCAATTTTTACGACGCTTAAACATGACTTCTCTGCGAGAGGATATTCGTGTTCTCACAAAGAGTGTTAAGAAAACTATAATGCCTTATATATTTTATCCCTTACAACTAGTTTGGAAAACAATTAAATTCGTAGTGCCTATGGTTATAGCAGTCATAGTTGTTTATGCTCAGATAAACATGTTACGCCAGTTTGCATCACTTTTTGTTTCCAAGCAACCAACTTCTAAATTTTTACACAAACCTCATATTGAAGGTCTTCGTTATCATGGACGACCAACCTCTTCTGCTTTTTGTCCTCGTGAGACTGATCAACATTTAGCTCAATCTTATTTACAACGTAATGTAAAATTTTTCACAGTTACTAACCAGTTTGGAGGTGAAATAAAAGCACATGGGATTCATACCCAACAATTTTTAATTTTAAATGCTCATACTGCTAAAGAAATTCGTGAACCTGTTGAAATTTCATATAACCCAACTGGAAATTCGAATCATGCTTGGACAATCCAAGTAACTCCAGATCAAGTCTACTGTAAACCCAACACTGATGTAGCTATTATATTTTCGCGTTTGCTTCCTATGGCCCGTGATCTTACTAATCATTTTATAACACAGCATGATTTTGATACAGTAGAAAATGTGGGCGAATTATGGGCTCTTACCAAATTTGATCAACAAGAAATGGTGGAAATTCGCGATAATTGCAGACCTACAAAAAATTTGACACTCACTGGGGAATCTGGTGAATGTGGCAAGTTTGATAATGCAATCATTGTTGAAGGTTCAACCATCTGTGGTAAGAGTGGATCAATGCTTATTAAACCTAATACAAAGTCAGGTCATAGGCATATTATTGGAATTCAAGCATGGCGTATAAAAGATTACTATCGCCAAACAATCTGTTATCAAGTGATAACACAAGAGTGTCTTAAAGACTTAATTAATGCTGTTTCAAAACAAACCACTATACCGATTATATCTCAAGCTGGTCCGTTGGTTTGCGAACCCATGGCTTCGCAAAACGCCGAGATCTTTCAATCACATGTCGACCTCATCGGTTCAGTTCCAAAGGACAAAATCGTTGGGATGGTCGGCAAATCAGCCTTTAAACGGACTCCCATTGCAAGTATTATGGATTCCGAAGGATTTACATCCCCGAGGGTTCCTGCTGCCTTAAAACCAAATGATAGAAGACTACTTGTTAATGACCATCCTATGCTCCATTCTGTCAATAAGTATGGTCGTGGTGCTGTGGGTCCTTTTGATACGGAACTTATCGAAAAAGCCACACACGATCTCGGCTTTTGGTTTAAACAACGTTTAGACCAGAGTAGATTTCGTACAAATTTATCCTTAGAGGAGTGTGTTGAAGGATTACGGATTCCAGGATCTAACCCTGTTGATTGTAGAGCTTCTGCTGGTCTTCCTTATAATTGGGAGAAATTTCCAGGAAAACTTCCTGGAAAGAAATCCTATGTTGAAATAAATGAAGAAGGCTCATGCATTGTTAAGTCAGAAGATTTTAGACAACAATTTGAAGCCACATATAAAGCCTTATCATCTGGCCATATCCCAAAACATACTGCTTATGATTTTCCGAAAGATGAACTTAGACCTTATTATAAGGCTCTAGGGAATCCCTCTAATAATTCACCGCCTAAGACCCGCACTGTTACATGTATGAACATGGAATTCATTTTTGCATGGCGTAGAGTTACATTAGATTTATTTTCTAGTTTTCATAGAGCGGCACGTGGTGATTTTCCTTTTGGTCCAGGAATTAATCCCGAAGGACCTGATTGGACAAATTTATACCATTATTTAAACAAACATCCTCATGTTTTAGATTTTGATGTATCCAATTGGGATGGCCATATGCCTCCTGATCTATTATATGCTGCGGGTGATATTTTATGTATCATCTTAGGCGTAAAACAAAATTCCTCTGAAGCCAAAGTTATTTACTCACTTCTTACTGAAGTGCTTTTTGGACATGTACAGTTTGAGGATGCTGTTTATCAAAAATTTCGCGGACTCATCTCAGGCTTTCCTGGAACAGCTGAGATGAATACTATTGTTCATATTTTGCTTATGTATTATTTTTATCTTTATATTTGTTCAATGTATCATAAATTTCAATATGCTAATATTTCTGAATTTTTCCGTTTAATTTCTCCTGTCATGTATGGCGATGATGTGATTATATCTATTTCAGATGAAATCATCGAATGGTTCAATGGTAAGGAGATTGCACGAATGTACATCGAGCATGGTTATCCTGTAACCACTGCTTCAAAATCTGATGACATTCCTTTTTCAAAAACTATAAATGAATGCCAATTTTTAAAATCTGGCTTTAATTTTATTCATTCTTGTAGAGTAGATCGCGCTATGGACATAGATGTAGTGTATGATTTATTTTACTGGGTTCGGGCTGGAGAACATCCATATGATCAGTTCCGTTCCAATTTACATGATGCCTTTCGTATTCTTCATGGTAGAGGTAAAGCAGAGTATGACTCTGTTTTAGAGCAAGTGAATTCTTGGCTACGCTCACGTAGCCTTGAACCATTCTACTTACGGTGGGAGGATTTCGAAGCAAATCATGTTAAAGCCTATTACTCTTAGATTTAAGTATTCCAGTTGACGAGACATTCGCTGACCTCCTGGATAGATTAACTTAGTTTGGGACTGTTAATGTAATTTAAACAGTACATATAGGGGACTGCCACCATGGTTCTTTATGATGCATATAAGAAAACTCACTAGATGGAGGCTTATATGCTATACACATATTGACATGATTTGACAGCTCTATATTGATTAAGATAGGTTTATTTGCACAATTATTGTGTTGAGTCTGTGGTTTAAGGACTCACGTAAGTTTAAGTATTTTAGATTAAGGGCATTACAGTGTTCTGACATACTAATTATATTATTAACCATATCATATCCTCTAGATTTAGACTAGTTTGCCAGAGGCACTGTGATTTATTAAAGTTTGTTACGTAAACTTTAGTGTGTGGATGCAATGGATTCTGATGAAACCACCACCGGGCATGAAATTGCT